GATTTACTTATTCTGATACTGTATTTAAAATGGAGTATGATGCATGGTGTAAATTAAATTTTAATTTCCACACACTCTTTGAAAATAAAATGCTTGGAGAAGATATAAATGAACCTCCCTATATAGAGCAGGCAACAATGATAAATATTTTAGTAAAGAACAATATTATTAAAACTAATATGCTTGACTATGCTGGTGGGTATGGTACATTAAGTAAGATACTTTTAAAATATTTTGATTTATCATTACCAGTGTATGATCCATATGTTACAGATAATACCGCTGATACTGTTCAATACGTTAAAGAGGAAAACTTAAGTAAAGTAAATGTAGTTGTTACAAGTGCTTTATTTGAGCATGTACGAAAAAGAGCAGACCTTGATCATATAAACAATTTAGTAACTGAAGATGGGGTAATGATAATACACACAGTAGTTTGTGAAAATATACCTAATGATCCAAATTGGTTCTATATTACACCACCTGTCCATTCTGCATTACATACTAATAAAAGTATGGATATTTTAATGAAACAATGGGGTTACGTTAGTTCAATATATTGCCCATCATCTAAATGTTGGGTATTATTTAAAAAAGAACCTGAAAATCTTAAATCTAATATAGAGTCCATAAATAAATTATTCCAGACTGATTATTTACATTACAGTACTGGATTTATGGATTACTGGAAATAAATTATGTACTATACTGAAGATGAGCTTAAAGAACCTAGTTTAAACAAAAAAAGTTTTTATACTTGTAAAAAACAAATTCTTATGTCAGAAAATAAATGTTAACACCAGAACTAAATGTAATATCTGTTGAAGAAGAAACAGAATTATTAAATGCTTTAGTAGAAGCTGAACAAAATAGTAAACTATTAAATAATAGAATTGGTATAAGATATGGTAATTCTATTTATGGTAATGAAAAGTTAGAACCTATTCCTAGTTATCTATTAAATTTATGTAATAAGTTAATAGATAAAAAAATACTAGATGTTTTACCGGAAGATGTAAGTATAAATATTTATTACCCGGGAAATAAAATGGTCCCACATATAGATAAGTTAGATGCCGGACCTGTAATAACAATATTAAGTTTGTTATCAGATGCAAATCTTATTTTATCAAATGGTTCAAAAAAAGAAATTGTATTATTACCATCAAGATCAATAGTGCAATTAAAAGATAAATACAGAACACATTGGAAACATAGTATAGAAAAAATAAATAATAAAAGAATATCTATAGTATTTAGACAATTAGGTAAAAATAATTAGATTAAGTAAATAATATTTTGTATATTAATGTATAACTTAAATATATAAAAATGGATATTCTAAATTTTATTTCCTGGATTAAAGGAGGAAGATATACTACAACTCCACCTGCAAATTCTGTTACTGTAATTGGGGCACCTAGTAGTAATAGAGATGACAAGTATTTACCAATTACTGTTCCTCTTTCTGCTTTACAAACTAATATAGGTAAACTTTTAGGTGGTGGAATAGTTGTTGCAGAATGGGATGAAAATGGAGTTAAAAAAGCTCTTGTAGCAAGTTTAACAAATTTATCTACATCTTTACCTTGGACAATACCTGCTTTTCAGTCTACATTAATAGGTCCTACAGCACAAAATTATAATGGTCTTACAAATACCAATGCAATTATAGCACAAACACTTCTCCCTGCTGATACAACCTATGCGGCAGGAATAGCAAGATTATATTTAGGTGGTGGTTTTAATGATTGGTATTTACCTTCACTTTTGGAATTAAATATGTGTTATAATTCGGCAGTTATTGTTAATAGAGTTTTAGGTTCAACAAATGGTTTTGCTAATGGCACCTATTGGAGTTCTACGGAGACCAATAGCACCAGTGCAAGGAGAATACTTTTCAGTGATAGTGCCGTGTTAAGCAGCAGTAAGCCCGGCACCAGCAATGTGCGTGCTGTAAGAATACATAATTTATAAAACAAATAAAATGGATATTTTAAATTTTATATCTTGGCTTAAATCAGGAAGATATAGTGCAACTGTTCCTGCTAATGCAGTTACAGTAGTAGGTGTTCCTACTAATAGAAGAGATGATTCTTATTTACCAGTTACTGTTCCAGTTTCTGCTCTTGGTTCAGGTTTTACACATTATATAGGAGAACTATTTGGTGGAGGAATAATAGTTCAAGTTTGGAAAGATTCTTTAGGAATAGAGCGTGGTTTAATAGCAAGTTTAACTAATTTAAGTTCAGGTGTTCCTTGGACAATACCTGCACAACAAACTAATTTAATAGGAATTACTGCACAAAGTACTACAAATGGTCTTACAAATACCGATGCTATTATATTACAAACAGGTTTACCTGCTACTACAGCTTATGCAGCTGGAATAGCAAGACTTTATTTAGGTGGTGGATTTAATGATTGGTACTTACCTGCATCTTGGGAGTTAAATGCTTGTTATAATTCAGCAACTATTGTTAATAAAGTTTTAGGAACAACAAATGGTTTTGTTGATAACCTCTATTGGAGTTCTACGGAGTCCAGTTTCAACACTGCGTGGGCTCAGGGTTTCAACGGTGGCTACCAGTACTTGGGCTTCGGTAAGAGCAACTTCTCCAATGTGCGTGCTGTAAGAACTTTTTAAAAATAAATAACTAAAAATAAAAAACATGAAACAATTAATTGGATATTATAATGAACAAGGAAAATATATTGAAAAACTTGTAGACATTATTGAAAAAACTAAAGAAGACATTATAAAAGAAAAAGAAGAAATGTTATCAGTACTAACTGAAGAAATAAAAAATTTAAAAGAATTGTAAAAAATTAATTATGGCAAAAATTAAAGATACATTTACTAAGTTAGATAAACCAAAAGTTTCTAGAACTGGTGTTCATGCAAAAACTAAAAGATCTAAACTTAAATCTTCTAAGAATTATAAAAAATTATACCGAGGTCAAGGAAAATAATTTTAATATATTTGTTTTTATATAAAATATTTTTATATTTGTAAAAACTAAACAAATATATTATGTCAGATGAAATTAAATGTGCATGTGGAAAAACTCAAAACCCTGATGGATTTTGTGATGGATCTCATAAATGCAATAATGAAGAGCAAGTAACATTTAAAGAAACTAAAATATATTCTTTTGGAGATATTTTAGTAGGATTAAATACTGAAGAATTACCAGAAGGTGTTGAATTAGAAGTAAAACAAAAATTTTCTGAGATTACAGAAATTTTAAAAAATACTTATACAATGTCAACACAATCCCCAGTTAAAAGTTTATTATTTGATCATGCAGTTGGAGAAATACTAAATGCTCAAATGTCAGTTGTTAAATTACTAAAATTATAAATATGACACCGTTTAAAACATTAAGAGGAAGAAGAATACTTATTGAAGTACCTGTAAAAAAAGAATCAGTAATTACATTATCTGAAAAAGATAAAGATGCTTTAATGTATGAAGCAATGAAACAATGGAATAAACTTACTGTATATGCTATAGGTGATAAAGTAGAAGAAATTGCTGTTGGAGATTCGGTATATATTCCTGTTCCACAATTAGAACAAGCAGAAAAAGTTGATATTGATGGTAGTGTAAAGTTAATGTTTAATGAAATGGACATAGCAATAATATGGTAAATATAACAGATGACCTTCCGTATTTTACTGGAAAAACAAGTACTGATAAAATTAATTCTAAAGAAGTATCTAAAGAAATTATAGACAGCAGAACTAAAAATAATTTAGATTCAGAACATAATAATATTCATGACTTTAGAAAAAATATTCCACCTTTTGAAACACGTCCTAAATACTATGGTGGAAAAGATTCAACATATGAAGTTTTTAATGTGTTAGAAGCCTGGAAGTTAGATAAAGATTTTTACTTAGGTAATGTAATAAAATATTTAGCTAGAGCTGGTAAAAAAACTTTTAACAATAAAGAAGATTTAGAAAAAGCCTTAGTATATTTACAACGTAGAATTGATACATTATGAATTATTTAATAATGTTATTTATATTAAGCATAGCATGTTTGTTATGGATTATTGGAAGTTCTTTTAGAGGTCCTATATATAATAAAGTTAAAGATGCATATGAATTAGATCCCGAAGGTGAAATTACCGGTTCATATTTTATTGTTGCATCACTTCTTTTAATTTTTCTTGCTGGATCTTTTCTATAGTTTTTTTGTTTTTATTAATAAAATTTTGTATATTATATATATATTATTAATACTTATACATTTGATAGTGTTTCTACTGTAGAGCTTACTGGTGAAATATGTATAGAAATTAGAGTATATAAATAAACAACTATAACATAATAAATACTAATAAAAAAAACATGTCAATAGGAAATTTAAAAACAGACGGTAACAAAGGAAATAATTTTCCTTGGCAATTAAGAATGCTAAAAGGTTTACAAGATTTATATGATACAAATTTTGAAACAGCTATTGTTGTTGTAGAATGTCCAGGACCTATTTATACTGCATATTTAGAAGTAAGAACATGGGATCAAATTAGTACAGGTTGTGGAGAAATAGAAAATAAATTATCTGAACCAACATATTATTTACCAGGTGATGATCTTCCAGTTTCTGGAACAATTGTTGGACCAGGATGTGTTATGAGATATACAGATGATAGTACTATTCTTTATGACTCACTTCTATGTTGTGAAGCTAATGGAGTTATATTAAATGATATAAGATCTGAATTAGGGTCATTACAAAAAACTCCTTTTATTGATAGACGAAGTAATGCTGGTTCCATTGTTGTACAAACAAATTCTATTTCTTTTGCTGTAGCTGTTACAGCTACAAATGGATCTGGAATTAGTACAGATGGTGGAACTACTTTTATAAATGTACTACCTGGTGAAACAGTAATTTATGATGCTGGAGTTTTAAACAATTATTTTAGTGCTAATACTTTTTATTATGACGCAACTGGATCTGATTTATTAATTACACTTATAACTTAATAAAATTAAAAAATGCCTACAGAAATCAAAATAAAAGAAATTTGCAGTCCAAATGTTAGTTTTAATTTATTAATACAAAATTGTTGTAATGAAGCAATTCAAGAAGTTATTACTTTTTCTACTCCTGGATTGCCTCCTATTGGATCATTTGTAGATGATGAAGGAAATTGTTGGTCATTATTAGGTACAACAACAGATCCTGTTAATTCAGTAAGAATTGTTAGTGATCCATATGGAAGTTGTGAAACATGTTTAGCTAGTAATCCATGTCCCACTAATTTAGTAGTAGACTCATGTTGTACATTATTTGATACAATATTTAGTGGTTCATTACCTGGTGTAGGAGTAGGAGATTCTTTTTCAGATACTTTTGGATTTTGTTGGACAGTAACAGGTACAACTTCAGCACCTATAAATGGAATAGTTTCAGTTGATACAGCTTATCCAGCAGAAGATTGTTTTAATTGTAAAAGCACAACAGGAAATTGTCCTGATATTTATGCTATAACTTCTTGTTGTAAAGATTTATGTAATAATACTTATTTTGATCTTTATACAACTTTAGAACAATTAGGAGGAGGTACTCCTGGAGAAACATTTGTAGATCAATTTGGGTTTTGTTGGACAATTGGTCTTTTACCAGTACCAATAGAAAACTTTACACTATTAACAGGTTCATTTATACAATATGTATCTTCATCCAATACTGATTGTTTTAATTGTATTATGGAAAATAATGCTTGCACTGATAATGTATTTTATACAATACAAAATTGTTTAACATTAGAAACTGAAGTAGTTCAGTGGGCTTTTGGTTTACAAGTTAATTATTCTTTTCTTATAAGTTTTACTACAGACTTTAGTCCAAGATGTTATAAAATTATTAGTTGGGATTTAACATCTTTACCAACAAAAATAATTGATGCTGTTGAAGATTGTTTTATAGATTGTAATAATTGTTTAAATCAATAAAATAAATAATATGAAATTTTTAATTATATTGTTTTTTTTATTATCATCATGTTCTTTAGAAAAAAGACTTGCAAAATATTGTCCACTATGTATACAAAAAGATAGTACAGTAACTGTAATACAACTTAAGGACACCACCATAACAATCCCAGGAGAAACAATAACACTACTAGACACACTTTATTGTGACTCATTAGGTAATGTTATATCTAAACTAAATGGAGACCTTAGAGACAAGGATGGCAAGTTAATAAGCCTGCAAACAAAACTACAAAACAACATATATACATCTAAAGCTAAAGTTCAGACAATATATAGAACTATTAAGGGTAATGATATATACCATACTAAAGTAGTAACTAAAACATTAAAGCCGGAGAAGATAAAGTATATACCTTGGTGGGTAAACTTCTTTGCTGTACTAGGAGTAATATTATTTCTTATACTACTTGTATATTTTAGTTACAAGCTAATTAAACTTTATTTATTATGAAAACACAGTTGACACTATTACTAATATCTATACAACAAGAACTTTTGACTATTATATCTATTTGCTTTGCATTCTTTTTACCAATCTCAGGAATACTTTTGATGATAGGAGTATTAATAGCTATTGATACTTTTACGGGAATATGGAAAGCTAATAAGTTAAAAGAAAAAATAAGTAGTAGAAAGTTGTCAGCTATAATCAGCAAGTTAGCACTTTATGAAGTAACTGTGATTATGTTTTTTCTTATAGATAAATTTATTCTTAATGATATTATACTAACTTTTTTTAGTGTACCATTTATGCTTACTAAAATAGTGGCATTAATTCTAGCTAGTATAGAAGTAATGAGTATTAATGAGAATTATAAAGTAGTAAAAGGAATAGATTTATGGCAGTCAATGAAGTTATTATTTGCAAGAGCTAAGGATATTAATGATGACATTAAAAAGATAAAGAAATGACATACACTAGAGAGCAAATTGCAGCAGCAGTAAAAGCTAAAGGGTACACTTATTTTACAGGTCCTGGAAACTATGATGTTAATATAATAGGAGTAAGAAACTCTGATACCGGTCAAACAGTAACTAATTTATTTGATGACAAGATGACTTTATCTTATAAATTAGATGGAGTATGGAAATATCATGAATGGAATAATACTACTGAACCAGGTAAAAAAGGAGTTACACAATATCACA